ACACCGTCGGACAACGCAAATCGTAAATCAGCACGGACACAGAAAACGGCAGTTCCCCCTGCACGAGGTCTTCCCGCTCAGCAAGATCCGGATTCCGGTACAGCATCCCGGTCAGTCGCATGGCAGCCCCCTTCATCCGGGTTAATGCCTCGCCCGGGATCAGCTCACCGTCCTCACGAATCACTTTATCCCGGCTGCCCTGAATGTAGGCCAGCAGCACGGCGGTAGCCTGACGAACCTTGTCCATCAGCATGTCATCATCCGCGTCATGGTCAACACGCAGATGTGCCTTGATCTCTTCCAGTGTCAGTAATGCCGTCATTTTCCGCCTCCTGCATCCCGTCCACGTTTTGCAGCCAGGGTCCAGCCTGATGAATGAGCTTCTCCGGGTTTATCACCGGTCATACTGTTGCAGTGCCACAGCGAGCCCCCCCACGTCACCGTATCGCCGGGGTGGTAGGTTTTACCGGCTCTGAACACACCGCGGTAGAGCATCACCGGCAGGGAAAATGTTTTTTCCGTACACTGGCCACTGCTCTGCCGGATCACCACAGAGAACAACCGCTCATCCGTCATGCTGACGTCGATATCCGCCACCCCGTCAACCAGGCATTCCCATCCCCGCATCCCGTGCGTTTTTTCATACGCCCGCCAGAGTCCCCCCAGGTGTGTGGCATACGTGCCCCGGGGAAAGGATTTTTGATCGTCAATAGCGGGGAGCACTTCCAGTGCCGTGGCATCACGCCCGTCCTGCGGAGCCGGAAGGGCATTCACCGCCTCCAGAACCGCCTGCTTCAGTACTTCCGGATCGTAATCACGACCATCACGCGGAGCAGGGATATGGCTTACGGCCTCTTTCACCATCTGCTCAAGCATCGGACGCACATCATCGGGGGTGATACTTTTGCCGTCCGCCGGTACCGGAATATTCGCAACCGCATCATTCACCGCCTGCTTCAGTACTTCCGGATCATAATCACAACCGTCACGCGGAGCAGGGATATGGCTTACAGCCTCTTTCACCATCTGCTCAAGCATCGGACGCACATCATCGGGGGTGATACTTTTGCCGTCCGCCGGTACCGGAATATTTGCGACCGCATCATTCACCGCCTGCTTCAGTACTTCCGGATCATAATCACGACCGTCACGCGGAGCAGGGATATGGCTTACAGCCTCTTTCACCATCTGCTCAAGCATCGGACGCACATCATCGGGGGTGATACTTTTGCCGTCCGCCGGTACCGGAATATTCGCAACCGCATCATTCACCGCCTGCTGCAGTACATCCGGATCATAATCACGACCATCACGCGGTACCGGAATGGTCCCCACAGCGTCATCCACCATCGCCTGCAGAACCGGATGTACCTCATCCACCGTCACATGCTTCTGTAATACCGCCGACAGGGAAGCCAGTTTCTCTTCAAACGCTTGTGCCTGCGCGGCCATCTTCCCCTCAAATGTGCGCTGTAAATCCGCCAGCACCGTGGAGAATTCTTCGCCCAGTGCACGAATAATGGACAGTTCCCGTTCCGTCATTTTCTCAGTATCCCCCTGAACATCGCTTTCACTGCATCATGCTCTGTTTCACTGATTGCCTTATTACCGTCAGATGCGCCGTCAGGCAGTTGTGCTGAAACTGTTTTCCCGGCCGACGCGAACGGGTCCTCACGGGCATCACGACGGGACAGCGCCTCCAGACTGTAGTTCTGCTGCTGAAGATACAGTGCATCACCGCCGGCAAGGGGCGGCAGGTTCTCACGTTTACGGGCCTCATTGGGCGTGAGAAGCGTATTTTTCACCGATTCACCCAGTGTTTTCATGCGCCGTTCGCTGTCCATTCTCAGCAGCGTGGTGACGTCAAACTCCGTGCTCTCGTTTTCCCCCGTTTCCAGCGCCTCATCCAGTAACAGCTCAATGGACTCAATCAGCGTCTGCAGACACTGGGAATAATACTGCTGCTCCAGCGCCTCCACGTTGTCACTGGAAGGCGGGTGGCCAACGCCAATCTTGTAGGCCGGGACACGGAACACCGAACAGACAATTTCAGCGGTCATCTTCAGTTGTTCCACCGTCTGCGCATCCACCGGTGAAAACGTCGTGGGGTTGTATTTTGCCCCGTTGCTCAAAATGGCCGTTTTCCCCGCATTTTCGCCGGTATACCCGCTGTCCCAGTTGCTCTTCAGTTTTTTCGCATTTTCTTCCGTTATACTGCCGGGGATCTCAATCACCCCGGACGGCCTGCCGCCATTTCTGAAAAAATACGTCGAATTTGCCTGAATATGATGCCCCTGCATGGCGGCCAGTCCTGCGGCATACACCGGCGGCAGCCCCACAAGCGGATGAAAAAAACAGTTAAAACGGTCGTGGATCACCTCCCGGGCAGGCACCGTCACCGACTCTGTGATCCCACAGTTCCGGTCCGGCGTGATGCGGTAGAACACGTCGCCGTCATCCGCCACCAGAGGTTCAACCCGGTTCCAGTCCAGAATACGCAGTTCTTTGATCTGCCCCCGGGGGTTGCGGATTTTCAGCACCACCGTATTGCCGTGACGCAATTTGGAATTCAGCCACAGTTCAAAAAACTGGATGCGATTCTGCTGCGCATTAGGACGACGACAGAGACGGGCAGTATCTCCCTGCCGCTTTTCCCGGCGTATTCCCTGTACATCAGTCTGCATCAGGCGAAGCCGCATTTTGGCAATATCCTGGGATATCAGCGAAATGCATGAAAACACCGCGTGAAAGGACAAAACGGTTTCCGGATCGGCTTTCACCCCCTGCTGCCAGGCACCGGCAAAAGGCTCAGCCACCGCCTGAAACAGGGACCGCCAGCCCACTTCTCTTACGTCACGTCCTGATTTCTGGTTTTTTCGGGTTCGCCGCAAAAGGTTCCACATTCGCCATGCTCCGCATCACGTTTCTTTTTCTGACCTGCCGGACGTCGCGCTGTGATGTACTCCGCCTTCCCCAGGCGAACCAGCACCTCCGCACACGGCTGTGCCACATCACGGATATCCCCGGCCCGGGCATCATGCGTGCCCTGCAGATACTGGATTTTTGCCATCTGTTACTGCGGGAAGCTCGCGCCTCCCGCCCTCCTCATCAGACTCAGCCGCCGGACGCACTGCCGTAGTTCACTCCGGTGATCACCGCCACCGCCGCGGTACGGCGACGACGCCAGTTGATCCAGCGCTCCGCACGGATGGCCACGCTGCCTGTCTGGAACATGGAAACCAGCTCCACCGGGGACGGCGTGGTACTGTCGCCGGTCGGCTCAGACTGCATTTCCAGTGATGCTTCACGGGACATATCCACTGCCACGCCGCCGTCATCCGCCAGATAAATATCCGGGGCATTCACCAGCACCAGCTGGTCACCCACGTACTGGGAGACAATCACCGGCAGCCCCTGGAAGGAGCCACCCAGCAGGGTCATGTCCGGGTATTCCTTCTGACCCAGCGCATTTTTACGCATGGACAGTGCCAGGGCATTGGTGCTGGACATCAGCCAGACCGCACCGGTGGGCTGCAGGTTTGCTGCCACAAACTGTCCAAACGCCGCCTCTGCATCCGCATCCGGGTTACCGGTTGATGCCGTGCCCTTCACATCATGGGTGATGGACGCCGGGGAGACATCTGCCACTGCGGCTTTTTTCGGGTCCACAAAGTCTGTATCCAGACGCGCCACCACCGCTTCCGCCAGCGCATTACGGACCAGTGCATCAGCAGCCGGACTGGAAAAACGGATCAATTCTTCCGTCAGTACCGCAATGGCCGACACTTTCGCATGACTGAAGGTGATGGATTCAAAATCAAACTTCGTCAGGGGTCTGGCCTTACCCTCACCCACCCAGCCGGCAGCACCGCCGGACACCTGGGCGTGCACACGGATATTGAACGGCACCTGACGAAGTGCAGGGATCCCGCCCTGACCAAATCGCCCGATAATGGTCTGCGGACGCAGGTAATCAATAAAGTCCTGTGCGTATTCCTGATATTCAGACAGGCTGCCTGCCCACTGCGGATCCGTGGTGGTCCCCGCGCCCACTGCCGATTTCAGGACATGATGCAGACAACTGTCATCCGGATACTGACGACGGGCCACTTCCAGGGCTTCAGATCGGACGCCTTTAGCCGCAGCCAGCGATTTGGCAAAGCGGGCGAAGCCAATCCCCTTATCCAGTTTCTGCTCCACACGGATCACCGGCGCAGAAGCCACCGCGGCCACATTCCCGTTACCGGCCTGTTTCACCGGCTGCGCCGTGGCGGCCTTACCGGCTTCCAGTTCACGCAGGCGCTTCAGGTGCGCATCCACCTGACGGATTTCCGCTGCGGTGTTGTCGTAGTGCTCTTCCTCCTCCACATCCAGCGTGCGCCCTTCCTCTGCGGCTTTGGTCATGACCTCCTCAAGGGAGGCTGCCAGCGCTGCACGCTTGTTTTCAAAACTTTTAATCTGTTCGCCAATATTCATTATGGTCTTTTCCTTATGAAAAACGGTTGTTGACTGTGCCGCAGCGCCGGCAGAAGATGCGATTTTCACCACCGGTTTCCGGTTGCCGGACGCGGCAGAAAACGGGCGGTCGTAAGATTTAATGGTCCGGATGGTGCATTCCGCATTCGCGGGCACGGTGACGGCAGACACCTCCATCAGTTCCCAGCGCAGAAAATGCAGTCCGCCTCCGTCCAGAAAGGTGTATTCATGGGGACGGAAGCCCACGGACAGCCCCCTGACCAGCCCGGTCTTAATGGCCGCCCAGACCTCATCCAGCCGGGCAGCCAGTTGCGACGGCATATCCGGTACGGGCTTCACCAGTGTTGCCGTGATTTCCAGCCCTTCGCTGACCCGGCGTACCGTACACTGCCCCACCGGGCGGGAATGGTCATGCTGCCAGAGAAACGGGATCGCACTGCCAAACTCCGCGCCCTCCGGCTCCAGGATGTCACCATCCCGATCCGGAGAAGGCGTTGACGCAATCCCGGTGATCACCCGTTCATCCTCACTGAAGGATTTCACCGTCAGCAGGGAACAGGCCCGTTTAAGAGTCACATCAGCCTCCTGAAAATAAAAAAACCGCCGCAGCGGTTCGTGATGGTTACAGTGTGAACAGGGTTATATGAAAAAAACCGCATATTCTTTCTTTTTCGGTTCCGGGTTAAGGGACATCAGGGAGACCGCATTGAACAGCGCCATCAGCGGGTCAATTTTTCCCCGTCCGCTGGCCTGTTTGGTGATAAGAATGGCGTTACCTTTAGGCTCCACCCGGGCATTACCGACACACCAGGCCATCAGGGGCTGATCACCGTGAATCAGCACCCCTTCAGCCAGTTTGCGCTCGGTGGTTTTGATGGCCCCGCCCAGCTTCCAGCCCTGGCTTATCCCCACCACACTCTCATCGGGGATCCCGGCTTCCGCCAGTGAATCCAGAATCTGCCCCACACCTGACGGGTCAATACCGATATGCTCCAGTAACTCAGCCTCATGAATACGACGCACATACTCCGCCACTTCCGCCGTGTCATCCCCGACCCGACGGACAATCGTCATGTCTCCACAGGCCACAAAATCCTGAAAACGGGATGCCTCACTCTTCCGTCTGACCACCGCGGTTTCATGCGCCCAGGCATGGCCCCAGCCCAGCCATTCGCGGGTTTCCCTGTCACGGCCAATCACGTACATTCCCAGCAGATCATCCAGGCCCCCGCCGTCAATCCCCACCGTCACCACATCAGCGCGCTGCAGGATATCGTCCAGGCTGACGCGCCTGCCCTGCTGCTCCCAGAAATCCGCACCCGCCCAGCGGTCAGAACGCAGGGCAAGACCAATTTCCACATTGGCATGTTTTGACATGAAGCCACGAAATGCTTCCTCACCAGCCTCCCGGGCTTTACGGTACTCCCGGTACAGAAAAGCCTCATCCACCGAATAACCGAGATTCGGATTGACCATGGCGAGGTTTTCCATCAGCAGGTGAGCCCCGCTTTCCACCATTTCAGGAGGGTGTTCAAATATCACCGGCAGAAAATGTGGATCATGAATTTTGCCGTCACGGACATCCCGGGCGTACTGCAGTTTCTGTCTGAACACCCCGGCTGGCGGCTCATTCGACTGGGTGGTCGTATACACCACAAACCCTTCCGGACGGGAGGCAAGCCCGCCGATGGCTTCACGTAGCATGTCTTCCGCCTTGTACTGCTTGCCAAACAGCCACAGTTCATCAATCAGAGTCCCCACGGACTTGATACCGGACACCGTATTCGGATCGGCTGCCACCACCTTCAGGGTGGTGTCCGTCACCCGATGGGTGATGGTCCGGATATGTGTCTGCACCTGACAGAGGTCATCCAGATCATCGTCCCGTCGTACCATATCCCTGGCAGGGTTGAAGGCGTTAGCCGCCACCTCCACGGTCGGGGCCAGAATGGTGTAGCCCGCCGCCTGCCGCCAGTTCAGTAACAGCGCCGTCATCATGATCCCCGCAGCCAGCGTGGACTTCGAGTTTTTCTTGGGGATAAGGATAAACACTTCCTTGATATGGCGAACACCGGTCTGCGCATCGTAGGAGCCAAACAGGGCCGCCACCAGGTCAAACACCCACGGTGCACAGGACTCCCCGAATGTCGGGCTACCCGGTGCATCCACAATTCGCAGTTGTTTAAAAATCGCCAGTGCATGTGCAGCCTGGTCCGGATAAATCGGAGCCGGAATAATCGACAGCCCCTTTTTCAGGCGCTCTGCCCAGTCCGGGCAGGCCGTGCTCCACACAGGTATCATCCGTTGCCCTCATTATCATTATTCACCACCAGGCGGGGTGGTGGTGGCACCGCAAAACGGTTAGCCGCTTTTTTCGCCGCGTCACCTTTTGCCGATTTTTTACCGGCATCCCCTTTTTTATGGTGCGTGAACTGCGCCAGCTTATAAGCCGCATCCAGCGCCAGCCTGGGGTCGGTATTAATGTTCTCCACCAGAAGACGCCCCATCGCTTTCACCGGATCGGGAAGACCATCCTCCATATATTCAATACCAGGAGACATCACCGCGGACGGTGGCATCTCCGGATTGTTTTCGTCCGGCTGTGGTATTGCAGCCGCCTCACGGCGACGGGGTTTATCCTCCTGCTCTGATTTTTTCTGCCGGTAAACAGGAACCTCATCCACCTCCACCGTCTCGCATTGTTTACGGGCTATAAACGCAAGCACCTCCGGATCTTTTGCCAGCTGCGAGCCTTTAACCCTGGCGGTCTTCGCCGAATAACCAGCGGCAATGGCTGACGCTGTTTTGTTTTTCCCGGACATGAGCGCCAGCGCAAATTTTCGTTTTTGCGTTGTCAGCACAGCCTCCTCCCGGGTCCAGAACGCACTCAGCCGGGTATGGTTCAGCCCATTTTTCCCGGCGTCTCATGCCGCAAATGTTAACTGCTGCCTGGTTAACATTTGCTGAAAAAGCCAGTTAACATTTTTTTCGCACAACAAACTGAATAATAAAGATAAAAACCGCAAAAATGCCCGGACAGCCAGTTAACATGTTAACTGCCCTGAAACGGGAATTTTTTCTCTGCGTGAGAGGGGGGGCGGTGTCCGGAGCGATCGTTTTTTACGCCGAATGATACCCCCCCGGTCGGGTTACAGTCCGATGATGTCGTCCGCTCTGCCACTACCTCCGGACACCTCCGGCAGCGTCGGGTCCGGCATACCACCCGCCGCTTCACGAGCAGACTTTTGTCGATGGCATTCGGTACAGAGCGTCCAGAGATTCGTCTCCTCATTACCACCACCGAACTGAAGTGCAATTCGGTGATCGAGTTCACTGTCACAGAGGTCAACCACACGACCACAGAGACAGCACTGCCCGGCATCCCTCAGCCAGATACGACGCTTGAGGGAAACCCGGGCACTGCCACTGACCCGACGCTGTTCACCCTTCAGGACATTCACCCGCCGGGTATTCAGAGTTTTGATTCTGCCCGGTAACGTACGAAGCACAGCCATGTAAAATCCTCGCCATATAGCTTGTCACCAGAGGAAAGAAAATGTCATCGAAAAACCGGCCCCGCAGAACAACAACCCGCAACATCCGATTTCCAAACCAGATGATTGAACAAATTAACATCGCTCTTGACCAGAAAGGTTCAGAAAATTTTTCTGCGTGGGTCATTGAATCTTGCCGCCGGGAGCTGGCAGCAGACATAAAATATGCCCGTCAGTTGACTATAAAAAAGAATGATACACAGTATGCTCTGCGATGGCTGTTCATATAACTATTTCTTTATATTGCTGAATTTATAAAAAATCACAGACATTAGCTGTATTAATTCCGAATTGAAATAATCAGCCATATAGAATAAAAATAAAGCATAACAATAATAATCTTCTACCCAATCAGTACATTACTGCTGTGACTCCAACACGGCAGTTTTTTTATTGAACAGATTCCAGTTTCTTCCACCATCGCACCGGACGGGCGACCATGAGGGGAGAACGCCGCGCTCCGTTTACGCGGTAAACCCCGGTGTGTATCGTTTTTGATTATCCCCGCACACTCTCGCAGAGGAGTCTCCCTGTCGGGCTGCGGTCTCTGTTAATGCAGGAATACGGCGACAATACCGCGCATGGATAATAAGGTCGCTCAACACACTGGCTGTAATTCAGCGGATACCATTCGGCATTTATCAGTATTCATCACACACTCAACGGTGAATTCTTCATGCGTGGCATTCACTTCATATGTTCGTGAATAACATTCAGTGCATTTACCTCTGAACACCTCTTCAAGCAGAACACGGCCATGTTGCAAAACACGGAACGGAATTGTTCCCTGAAAAGGTTTTACCGTTACCTGTAATTTCTTCATACATCCTCCGGATAATAAAAAGCCTGCTTAGTACACTGAGTGCGGATATAGTCCTGTGCCCCTTCCACCTGCTTCTGCATTGTCATCAACCGTTCTCTGAGGATGAAATAATCCCGTTCAGCGGTGTCTGCCAGTCGGGGGCCGGTTGCATTATCCACGCCGGAGGTGCCGGTGGCTTCACGCACGGTACCGGGGCAGGTGGCGTTGATCCGCAGGCGCTTACGACCAGCGGCAACATCAGCGCGCAGAGTTTCATTTTCAGCTCTCGCATCGGCTAATTCCCTCGAGTATTTTGCATCGAGCGCAGCAACATCGCGCTGGCGCACCTGCATATCAGTAATAGTTGCGTTTGCCAGCTCCAGCTCTCTGGCTTTTTTATCGCGCTGCGCTTTGTAGGTGATGGCGTTATCGCGGTAATGATTCAGCCCCAGACTAAGCGCACCACAGGCCACCAGCAGGGCAATGATGACCACGCACAGTACGCGGTTCATTTCACCACCAGCGTATCTGACCGATGAAATAACCGGAGGCCATAATCACAAACACCAGCCAGATAAGGATGTACTTCCAGGTTGATAATTTTTCAGCCATCACTCGAATCTCCCGAATCAGTTTGCTAAAATCAAACACACTTTCTCCTTTGACTTTTCCGGAGTCAGGAAACACAAAACCCCGCTTGCAGCCAACAAATGGGGTTTTTACTTTTATTCACTTAGTTTTTGTCAGTTCGCAGGATTTTGTGTTATCCGTCCGTGTGAGCAAACCGCATTTTTCAGCAAAATATTCTGCTTATCTGTCAATTCCCCAGCACGCCAGCGCGCTCTCCTGGTCACGCCGTGAGACCTGACCATAACAGTTATTTGAGCGAATACGGCAGTCTCTGCCACCGTCCTTAATCCACCAGCGAATCGCTTCGCAGGCACCTTTTCGATCTCCTGCATTAATTCGTTTATAAAACGTCGACGGGAAACACTTACCTGGGCCAATGTTGTAAGGACAGAATGACGCAATACCCGCTTTCTGGGGTTCAGTCAGTGGCACTTTGATGTTTTTCTCCACCCATGCCAGCGCCTTATCACGCTCAATGGCGTTAACCTGGTCGCATTTCCCCTTCGACAGCTTCATGCCAGGAATAACAGGCTTACCATCCACCCGGGTGGCTCCACGGCAGATGGTCCAGATACCCGCACCATCACGGTATGCCGTGGTGTGGTTGCCTTCCTTTTCATCCAGAAACTGGTCGAGGATTTCAGGCGCAGAAGCACCTGCGGCAATCAGCGCCAGAACGGCAGCCGATAAACCATAGCGGAGTTTCCTGCTCATCAGCTTACTCTCCCCGTGCCGCCTTACGCCTGTCCTCTCTGATTTTGAAATACAGGTTCGTCAGGTACGTCAGCAGACCAAACAGCAGACTCCCCAGCACGCCTATTGCCGCCCACTGAGACGGGGAAACCCTGTCCAGCAACTGCAGGAACCAGTAGCCCGTTCCCACCGCTGACGTGGTGTATGACACACCTGTTGTGATTTTTTCCATCTGGTACATACCCCGTCTCCCGCAATCCGGAAGCTCACAACATGAAAAAGGCCAGCAGCTGTTTACTGATGGCCCTGACTCCCCGTTACAGCATCATGACCGATTCGGGTTGAGGTTCAGTCGCATCGGCGACCGGTGATTCAGGCTGAACTTCACCGCTCTCTGCGGTGGTATCTCCCGCTTCAGTCGGTGGCTCTGCCTGTACACCAAGCAGCTCATCCAGAATGGCATCAACCTCTGCATCAAGACGCGCTTCCAGGTTATGGCGAAGTTTTTGTTTCAGTGCGCTCAGGACTTCTTCAGAGCGCAGGACTTCCTTCACTGCCTCTGCAGTGACCAGGGATGTAATTTCTGACATGGGATTTTCTCGTCGAAAGGTGTGATTAAGAAAGTTGCCGCTAAATGAGCGGCTCTTCGGGTTTGCTTCCGGCTGACTGACTGGCGCTGATTTTCTCAGCGGCCCTTTTGTCAATCTGTCTGCGCCAGACGTCACGCATGGCCCTGTACCCACCCGAAAGGAGATACAGCACACAGACCACCGTACAGAAGTACAGCATTAACTGGTTCAGAAATGTCATAATTTCTTTCCGTTATTGTTGACAATAAGAACTGTTTTCATTAAAAAACCAGAGTACGAAAGTATCGTTCCTTTATTTTTTCTCCATAGGTATCACCACCGCCAGCGTCCATTCCTGTCGATGGCGGTTTTTTTATCATGCCGCAGTGTCTGTGCTGTTCACTTCCACCGCAATGCTGTCTATCAGTACCGGGTAAGTCGCATTCCTGGTAATGTCTGTCACATGCAGTTTATCCGCCGCAAATGCACTGACCGGTGACTGCGTCAGCGTGAACGGTGTGCCATCCTGACCATCAATAACCGGCGTCACCTGAAGGCTGTTATTCCCGGCAAAGCGGAAAGCCAGCGTATGCCATTCGTTATCAAATGCGCCAAAGGTTCCCAGTTTCAGGTTGTTTGTCGCCACTTTCGCATTGTGGTACATCACATTCAGGTCTTTTGCATCTGTCTGGATGTAGAACGCTGCCAGCAGGTTATTCCCCCCGTCTCCGGTCAGGGCAACGCCCTGTGGCAGTGAAGAGACCGGCCAGTAAAACGCCATAACATACTGGTTCGCAGCCAGCGCTCCCGAAACCTTAAAGCGGCAGCGAATCTGCCCCCCTTTCTGTAACAGAGCCGCACCGTTGCCCGCGGCGTACTCCAGCACCCAGCTGCTTTTACCTGCTTCCTTGGTCAGCTTCACTGCCTTACCTCCGGTTCCCTCCGCATCGCTGACCACTTCTGCCCTGCCGCCACTGGCTGACCATCCCTGTACTTTCAGGCTTCCCTCTGACTCGCTGGCAAGGTAAGAGAGCAGTGTTGTGACGCCTGTGGCTTCTGCACCGGAAGACGATGACGGGCGCACCTCTGATACTGTCGATGATGCCCCCGCGTTTAGCGCCACTCTTCCCGCATGGCGCAAAATCGCCGTTGCCAGACGGTCGGAAATAATCCCGCGGCGAGCCCATGAACTGAAATGGCTCGCCCTGTCCTGTGACGTCCAGGTGGCTGAGCTGTCACGCCATTTCGAACCGTAATACCCGATACCCGGAATGTCCGGGTCTTCTTCCGGTTTGTTCGTCGGCACATTCACCCCGTTCTCATCGGTCATGAACGGTACGAAATGGATATTCTTTTCCGTTTTGTTTTTGTAGCTGCCGTACACCGTCTGGTACGAGGATTCGTTCTTCTGCTTCCAGAAATACGTCGTATCTCCACAGATCCAGGGAACACCGCCAGCAGAGCCACCAACGCACTGACCTGCCATATCCGTCAGGTCTGCACGGAATTTATCAACCAGCGCACCAAACTGTGCTGCGTGATTTCCGGGCGTGCCGTCAAAATCAAATTCCCCCTGCATCCACACCACGGCAAACAGCACATTTTTCGGGTTCTTCTTCAGTGCTGCTTTTGTTCGACCGATAAGGTCCTTATACAGCGGCTTGTCCACACCCCAGCGGGTTGAATTCTCCGAGGCACCACTCGCGTCACTGTATGTGCCATCAGCTCCGGTGGTGAACGCTGAACCACCACGACAGCACGGAACCAGCAGAATGCCCGCATTCGCCGGTATAAACGGCAGCAGTTTTTTGGCGATATGCAGCCCCTGCCCCACGGTACCGTACTGCCCTTTTGACAGGTCCGCTTTCGGATGGTTAAGACGGCTCATGTCCTGCACATCATGCAGACAATGGTCCGCCGGAATGATGTCGTTATATTTGCATGCTGCACCGCCCGGTGTCACCGTACTGCGGCGCGCCAGCTGCTTAATACGCGGGTCCGGACGGTCATATGTCTCCGGCAGCGGAAGACCTTCACCATACGACATGCCATTTGACTGCCCTGCCAGAACCACAACAAAGTAATACTCCGGGTCGCTGGTGGCACTGACAGCCACCGCCTTACCCTCATTACCGGTCACCGCCACTGGTGTGGTGACATCACCTTCCGCCGCAATGGCCTGCATCAGGGTATAAGGCGTGATGGCCACCGGACTGCCAAATGGCTGCCAGCCCTCCTTCAGTTTTTGTGTCAGTCGTTCAGCAAGGTCTGACGGCGATGCCGCCCTGACCACATCGTAGTGTTTAAATGTCATAACCTCTCCTGCCGCCAGCAAAGTAATTATCCGGAATACACAATCATGTAACACATAAAAAACACGCTATAAAAAAACCATGTCTCTTATATAACAAAAAAACGCCGACAATTTAAAATGTCCTCTTATTTTAAACAAAGAATAAACGACACCAGAAAAACAACTCAGGCTGACAGATTGCTTTCAAAACATCACTTATAATTTATGGCATCATTTAAAACCTTAAGAAAATAAGGAAAGCAAATGAACTGGATAGTGATTGATACGGTAATCCAGCCAGCATGTGACATATCATTTTCAGCCATATGGTGTAACATAAAATTAATATTATGGTATCAGTCTGATATCTTCCTCCCTCCGGGCTGTATTTTTACACCAACCCGGACAGGCGTAATACTCAATAATAAAGAGCTCCCCGTCACCATTTACAACGTGACCCCATTTAATAAAAACGTCTGGAATTTAATTAAAAGCAGCCAGGAATGCCCTGCAAACACAGGAAATATCACAGATAAGTGTTTTAATCATCGCTGCATTCTGGAAATATGCCCATACGGGCGAAAATAACAGAATCATTCAGATAAAAAGCCCCTCCGGAGAGGGGCTGAAGCCGCATTTCTGTATCACCATGAACATGGTGCCGGGTGCCTCCCGGTGAGTTCAGTCCGGTGTCCCTGAACCCGCGTATCTCGATCCAGGTTGTCGTCAGAGATGACACCTTATACACCAGTCGCCCCTCCGCACAGGGGGATTCACCATGCGAAATTTTTTTAACAAATGCTCAGTCTGACAGGCAACTGTCAACTGACTGAATTGTGACACAGATTACACTTGTTACCCACATACCACGAATCAGGTTATGCCTCAGTCATTATTAAACTGCACTTCAGCAAATCCGGAGCCTGATTCACAGGTACTGGATTTGATTGTGACAGTCATTCCTGTCAACTGAGCACTTTGCAGTAACGGTTGCAGATTCCAGCGACTGGTCCAGTATTCTTTCCCGTCAACCTTCACTGTAAATGTGTCATCCTCATTATACTTGGAAAACTCAATTTTACCTTTAGCACAATCCGCCGCCATTGCATTAACAGAAACTAATGCAAATAAAACCGCCATAAACATCTTCTTCATACTTAACTCCTTTATTTACCCGTTGTATATAAAAACTGTGACTTTCTGTTCAGAAACGCTGCAGCTGTATTACTTTCCCATAATGTATTGTTTATTTTTATAACGGGCCTGTCGCCAGTTATCTGACATTCTGGTTGACTCTCTTCATTCACGGCGCGAACAGAACGCGCCCCCTGATGATGGCAATTCAGTATAACGGCCACAGTACCCAGTATCGCTGATATATTATTAAAGGATATTCTCCCCACTCTGACACCATCCTCTCCCCGATACTCCGGAAGCACATTGCTGATTCGCCCCCAGTTCAGAGTGAGGTCCACGTCTCCCGGCGTCATCGTATACACAGGAGCAGTTTCAGACAGTGCCTGACGAAATTCTCTCTGTATCTGCCTGAAGCGTAAGGCTTCTGCCGTGACAGTGACAAAACGCAGAACTGCTCTGGATGCATCTCTGGTCATTGTATTACCACTGAACTCCATTAACGCCAGATATGATGAAACCAGTGAGTGACGACTGATTTGCATTCCGGAACGTTCCAGCGCTGCGACACGTTGCAGAGTGGTATAACTGCTGTCCGTTGTCATGGAAACCGTTGTCACATCGGGCACTGATATATGTGTAAAATCTGAAAAACGGTAGAAAGTATTTGTTGCCGTATTAACGAACCCGGCCACATATAAATTATTTTGCTCAATAATCAGACGAAGATGGTCAAAACGCGCCTGATAGACATCAAGCCCTCGTATATCCACAGCAAAATAACTGCCCGGCGGGGTGTGGTTAATAACAGACACCGATGTGGTCCCCTGAGATATATGTTCAAGAGGGGTCGATATCTCTGTCCGTATACTATTTAACGAAGAGACATAACTTTGTTGAGTCGAAAAGTCTATCGTAAATTCCCGGGAATAGGATACCGAAGAAAAACCCAGTAACAGGCACAGTACCCATTTAAATAATATACACTTCATATACAGGTGTTCCTTTTGGCTGAAGTAATCAGCACCAGACCCGGCGCAGATATAAAAAAGGCCCGCAAAAGCGAGCCTGGTAAATAAATATGGCGCGTTGTACTGGATTCGAACCAGTGACCGATTGCTTAGAAGGCAATTGCTCTGTCCGGCTGAGCTAACAACGCTGAATACCGATAATGGACCGCCATCGAGGACTCGAACCCCGCGCAGCCAGCTTCGAAGGCTGGCGCTCTGTCCCGATGAGCTAATGGCGGTATGTGATATGGTGGCCCTTGCTGGATTTGAACCAGCGACCTGGCGATTATGAGTCGCTCGCTCTCACCACTGAGCTAAAGGGCCGGGCGCAGGATAATAACGGTACGTAACTAATCCTGCAATATCATCCGTTCTGACTGGCTAAATCCTGAACTTCCCTGACCGTCTGCTCAAAACGTTCAGTCTCCAGCTCAACGCCAGTTGCACGACGCCCCAGCGCCAGTGCAGCTTTGACTGTCGAACCCGACCCCATGAAAAAATCTGCAACCAGGTCACCCGGACGACTGCTCGCGCTGATTATCTGCTGCAGCATTTCTGCCGGTTTTTCGCACGGATGTTTCCCGGGATAGTACTGCACCGGTTTATGCGTCCACACATCCGTGTACGGCACCTGCGCCGTCACGCCAAAATACCGCCGCAGATGCTTATATTCACTCTGCAGTTCCGCATACTGCCGGTTCAGTGAAGTATACGTCTCCAGCAGCTGGTGGTGGGGCTTTTCCAGTTCACCGCGCTGATGCTTCTCTTCTGCCACCCGGGCAAACAGCGACTGTAATTTCAGATAATCGCTTTCGTTCGGTAGCTGCCACTGACTGGCACTGAACCAGTGCGACACCATGTTTTTCTTTCCTGTGGCATCCACTATCTGTTTTGCCGTTATCCCCAGGGCAGCACGCGCATCACGAAAGTAAGCAATCAGCGGAGCCATCACATGCTGTTTCAGTGCCCTGCCCTTCGCCTCATACCCGGCATCTTTCGGACGATACGGCCCCTGATAATGTTCCGCGAACAGAATGCGCTCTGTGGCGGGGAAATACGCCCTCAGGCTTTCCTTGTTGCACCCGTTCCAGCGTCCGGACGGCTTCGCCCAGATAATATGGTTCAGCACACTGAAGCGTTCACGCATCATGATTTCAATGTCAGATGCCAGGCGATGGCCACAGAACAGGTAAAGACTTCCGGCAGGTTTCAGCACCCGCCAGAACTGCGCCAGACACTGGTCCAGCCATTTCAGGTAATCCTCATCACCCGTCCACTGGTTATCCCAGCCCTCAGGCTTCACTTTAAAGTACGGCGGGTCCGTGACTATCAGGTCAACAGAATTTTCGGGTAACGACCGGATAAATTCCAGGCAGTCGGCGTTGATTAACTCACAACTGGATATTTTTACAGTATTAAACATGGATCATTAAGCCTGTCTCTGATAGGCTCATACCGCTTTTGCGCAAAGCAGATGGGCCTGAGGTTTGCTTGTGACCCCAACGCATGAGCAGATGGCTGGTGAGTGCCCCTAACACCCACCAGCCGCCCATTTACCACAAATAAAAAAGCCTTCAGGACTGAAGGCGTCTGTAACAACCAAACTGATAGTCTGCCAGACCCGCCATAACAAGCTGGGTCAGTATTAGCTGGCAGCGTTCGCGTGAAAGGTACGTATTCTGTGCAATCTCCCCGACTGTCGCCGGTGCGGTGGCACTTAATTCATTAAACACCACTCTGGCGGTTTCTGTCATATCCTGCTGTTTCAGCATGTCTTTTTCCCTTTTCCGGTTAACGTGACACACCAATAACTCTTGTCGAAAAAGCCAGCAAGCTGAAAGACCGGTATTCACCGCCACCAGCGCGTTTAACGTACTGGTCCGATTTCAGGCATAAAAAACCCGCCTGACGGCGGATTTAAGCTGTGTGGCAAAGTAACCACTCTTAACATACTGACATACTTTTTGCGGACCGCACTAATCATTTTTTACTTTTTTAGCAGCCAGTCGTCCATCTCCAGTCTTACCCCCAGCACAGACAAACATCCGTCAATAAACCCTTCGGCTATCTGCATCTCAATTCGTATTGCTTTTTCGCTTTTCTTTCTCGTCCTGGCTATCTGTCTTTTTGATATTCGCAACAAATAATGAGCAATGAGAAGCGAATACTCCTCAGGTTTTTTCTGCTTCAGACGTGCAAGACAGTTTTCAATGATAAGTCCGTCATCATCGCAGCAGGCTGGACGTGGTTTAGTGGTAGATGGTAAAAGGCCTTTGAATCCGGCAGCGATCGGAGAATAGTCCACCCCGGTGTTACCACTTGCCGCCCATGCCCCCCAGCGTTCAAGAACCATCTGAATATCACGCATCAACTTTCTCCACAAAAATCAGGACAGCACACCAATCGCCAGTGCGCGATCGATAAAACGAAATATCAGCTCCAGTTGGGAACCATACTTCTCTTCAAATGCCACGGTATCCGCATGCAGTTCGTCATGGTGTTTTCTGCACAAAGGCAACACAAAAAGGTCATGCGCTTTTGTACCCATTCCACCCTGACCATGGCCAATCAGGTGATGTGGATCGTCGGCTGGCTTACCACAACACGCGCAAGGCTGTGTCTTAACCCAGCGCGTGTACTTTTCATTAACCCAGCGACGACGTTTGGGGCGTAACATAAAAGACTCCGGCGACTCCGGATCCACTTTCAGCGCCAGCACCTTTTTCGCTTTATCCTGGATAATGCTGGTGGCAGGAACCGAAGGCACAAGGTCACTCTCCCGGGTGACAGACGGCAAAACAGGCTTCGGTAATCTCAGGGCCTTACGGGCTGCACTTTCCGGTAAGGCATCCGCCAGGTCATTACGAACCAGCCACCAGCACAGTTCAGGCATTGTCACAACGTGACTGTCATCAAAACCGAGATCACGACGGACTACGGACAACACCCAGCGGGCACAGTTATCCGTTGCCATTGACTCCAGACGTTCCGTGAACTGATCGCGAAGCAGGTTATCGCAGTGCCAGCACAGACGGATTGCGCCCGGCGCGTGTCGCATTGTGGTCATGTTCTCGCTGTGCCATCCGGAATGAGGCCACTGGCAGCCTTTTTCACGAAGTAACCAGCTCTCAAGGCATTCCACGCCACCAGCACGACGGATCACCGCCTCATGGCGGAACACGGCCCGAACGGCAGGATCATCCGCCAGCGGTTGTGATGCTGCCGGAACGGCACCACTGGCAAAAGATGAATAACGTTCCGGCTCAGGCTCCAGCAGGACACGCCCCTGCATAAACAGGGGCATCAGCTCTGAACCGGGTCTGAACAAGACGATCCCCATACGCGGGGCAATTTCAGGGGTCAGCAGTGCTCTCACGGTCACCTCAGCGAACGGTATTGCATGAACGCAGGAGAAAAAATTCAGCCATCACGCAGTAAACTCTTTCACCAGCGTTTCAAACTGGCTTACCTGGCCTTCCAGTTCCGCCACGCAATCCACCAGCTCATCCACCGCCTTTTGTGTGCGATGTTTTGCCTGCAGCAGATCACGAAGCGCCGGAGTAAGCTGCTTGCGGAGCGTATCTTTTGCCACGCTCGTTTTTTCCATCTGTTCAGCACAACGAAGCATCTCCTGCGCCTGCCGACGAAGTTGTTCCGGTGAAACAGTGGTGGTTCTGTTGTTCAAAATAAACGCTCCGTTTTACTACCCGACATGCGGTTATTGCTGTATCTGCGCGGATTGCCCGGCGTCATGGGAGTGGAAAGAACCCGGGCACTCTCCTGGTCCACAGGCAGAAAATGCCCGTTATGAAAACGCCGGTAAATGGTACCCAGCGTGCCATTACGCTGTTTCGTGATGTTGATTTCAGCTATGCCTCTCGCCTGTGTCTCCGGGTTGTACACCTCATCCCTGTAAAGCATCAGAATGATGTCTGCATCCGCCTCTATTTCCCCTGAGTTTTTCAGGTCCGAGTTCATGGGGCGTTTATTGGGTCTGGATTCCACGCCACGGGAGAGCTGGCTCAGAGCAATCAGCGGAAAACCGCCGGATTTTGCCAGGCTTTTAAGTCCCTTTGAGATTTCCCCCACAGCAAGGTCGTGACGCCCCGTGCTGCGGGTTTTAATCAGGCCGAGGTAATCGACCACCACCAGCGCCGTTTCCGGGTGTTTCATCCGGTGGTGCCTCGTGGTTGCACATATCTCATCAATGGTCAGGTTTGCCTGGTCCACCATCCAGATATTACGCCCCGTCATTCGTCCCACGCCCTGTGAGAAACGCGCCCAGTCTTCATCTTCAAAACGGGCAACAGACTTAAGACGGGATACCGGCATTCCCCCGGCAGCAGACACCATACGTTCACCAATCTGAATGTTCGCCATCTCCATGGTGAACAGAAGCACGCCATGCCCCTGCTCAGTCACCTTGTCGATGATATCCAGCGCAAGTTCGGTTTTCCCCATCGAAGGACGGGCCGCAATGAATACCAGGTCGCCTGGCTCCATACCGCCCGTTTTTGCGTCCAGTTCATCAATACCGGTCATCAGCGCCCTGGATTTCTCCAGTCCCTGATTGCGGCATTCAACACGGTCGACCACTTCCGGAAGGACATCATCAATGTGAACCGGCTGAATGACGCCCTTTCCGGTCGACAGTGAGGCCATCATGTTCTGCGCATCCTTCAGGGCATCCTCGGCTGCTTCACAGGTATGCGCATCCCGTAAATTCTGTAATGCTTCAGTCAGTGTTTTTTCTGCATCGCGCAGTGCGGCATTACGCCGCAACGCTGCGACATAGTGCTCCAGTGAAGACTTCACCCAGGTTTTGCGTCCGGTGTCGGTAATCACCGGGGCAAGTTCCGGCATCTCATTGCACAGCAGTACGGGGTCAATGACGCCGGATACACGTGCCTGTCTGCAAATTCCCGCGTAAATATCCCGGTACTGTCGTGCAGAAAAAACGTCCGCCGACAATGTGGCCAGAATATCCATCACTTCCGGATCAGCCCCACGCAGAAAAAACGCGCCAATGACAGCGCCTTCCAGGTCATCGTTACGCCATGCCGGGGTGTTCTGGCTGGTCATGCGGCAACACCTCCGATACGAGAACGGTAGCTGGGCCAGTTAAACGACAACCAGTTGCGCCCGCCATTGGTGATCCTGTCGGCAATCCGGGGACTGATGAACGCCCACAATTCTTCCGGTGAAAGGTTGCTGATCAAGATAGTTGGCAAAATACCCTCATACCGGGCATTGATAATTTCCTGCAAAATGGCCATTTCAGCCGCACTGCCAAACTGAACGCCGACTTCGTCGATGATCAGCAAATCCAGTGACGCATAATGCTCAATGACGTCATCCGCTGTTTTTTCACTGTCATTCCGCCAGCAGTTTTTCACAGCACGGGTAAGGCGCATCACGTCGGTGATCTCCACACTGGCCAGATAGTTACGGATGATGTGTTTTGCCATTGATACCGCCAGATGATTTTTCCCGGTACCGCAACTGCCGGTCATAACAAGACTGGTACCGTTCTCCAGCATATCTGGCCAGTTCTCCGCATAGCGGCGACAGGCCGCAAGATTTCTGGCTGCGTCAGGATTAACCTCCAGATAATTATCAAACTCGCAGTCCCGAAAACGCAGAGCAATTCCGGCGTTATCAGTCAGTTCTTCCGCCTTGAGGGACGACAGCTCCATGGTCAAATCGTTGGCCTCAGCTATCAAGCAGTCAGGGCAGCATGAAATTTTTTCTCTGTCCTCGCCATTACGATCGCTCCACACCAGAATATGTGTGTGGTATTCGCCATGTTTTTCGCAACACCCGCGCCCTTCACGCATCCAGCAGGAACGATAAGGCCATGGTTTTTCGCCCTTCTGAGCAAATGCAATCTCTGCCCGTAACTCATCCATCCGCGCCTGTAGTCTTGTTTGTTGTTCACGCAGGTTAAACGTCATCATCGCTGTCACCTCAGAATGTCAATTTGTCACTGGATTTACCGAATTTGTCAGACATGGCTCCCAGGCCAGCCAGGACATCGACCTGTCGCTGTCGCCCACCTCCGGGAGCTGCTGGCTGTTGCCAGAAATCTTCGAAGTGACGATCGGGTCCAAAGAACGTCGACGCCTGCTTCACGAACTGGGTGCCGGTATTTCCTGAGACACGCACCCAGGCAGCATAGCGTTTCACACCGTTGAGCATGGTTTCTGGTGTCACACCTTCCCTGATTCGGGCTTTCCAGGCTTTGAAGGCTGCTGACTTGGAATTACCACCAGCACGTTTGGGATATTCCTGCCAGGCCTGTTCAAATTCCGGTGAATATTCCTGTCGGGCAGAACGCGCTGGTGCAGACGCGTCAGCGGATGCGCCAATAGTGTTTTTACTCTCTGTAGTATTCTCTGAAGTAATCTCTGTTGTATTCTCTGTAAGATCGAAATTGGTTTTCCCTTCTCCGCGGCGAGTGGTTTCCCGTGTCCGCGGTGAAGGCTTTCCCTCCTCCGCGAAATTGGGTTTTACAGTTTCCCGAAAACGGGTTTCCCCATTTCGGGAAAACTGATTGTTTTCATTGATAATTTCATTAAGGCGCTCACAATCTATACGGTAGAACATTTTGTGCTCAAGACGCTTGTTGGTTTCAACCAAAATGCCTCTGGACACAAGATGCTTACGCGCTACAGCCTGTTGTTCAAATGTAAGTCCAGTTTCGTGTTGTATCTCTTCACGCGTTTTATGTACGCCTTCCGCTGCATGTGCTTTATCCTGCCAGTAAAAAATCTGACCAAAGAAAATAACAGCGTGCGGACTTCCCATGTATTTAACGAGCCCAGGGTAATAAGCAACCGGATGCCCAAAATCGAGCAGAAGATCAGACGGACGCATAGCCACCTCCCAGACGCTTAAACATTTTCCCGGACTGAAAAGCCACCAGCGGATAACTCAGGGTATGAGTACGTCCCTGAACCTGGCAGACAACCATCTGGCTTTCTGTATTGACCAGGCAAACCCGCAGAACGTGGCCGTTGCTGGTGGTGAACCACTGCCCCACACGGGGGCAACGGTTGTATCGGTGATACAGGGAATTAACGACGCGGCGAATCATGGGCGCACCTCCCATTGATTACGGCGGAAAGCGGTGTGACTGAGGCTGATTTCTGCCTCATGGAATGCTTCAATGCAGCTCTCGTAGTACCGCATTGTGCGTAGACTTAACCCAAGCTGAAGCATCATCAGACCATCAAGGGTGATGTAATAACCACGCAGGGAGTCACCGTAGATGTGATAAGTACCCGGTATGAAATTGCGGGTAAAAAACTCGCGTGAGCAGTTCAGATACTCGATTTTGTCGACGATGTTCTGGTGCATGCGCTTAAAGTGGCAGGCAACATGCAGGGAGAAAATAACGGCCTTGCCGTTGACAACTTCAATTTTCAGGTATGGGGAAGTTGGGACTGTAGCCATGATGGCAGCCTCCTTGAGCAGTGAAAAACTTCCACCACCGGAGCTGCGAAACTCATGGGTGGTGAACTGAACAGGGTTCGCAGTACCGGCGCTCAAGGAAACCGGCGAGCCTTTCGGCTCCCCTGCCCAGCCCACCATAATTCTGGCGTGCGCGAGCATGGACGATAAAAAAGACGCTGGCGCGTCGTATATCGCCTCGAGCAATTCCGGGCTGCGACCCCCGGCACCCGCTTTATAAGGTGCGGAGACAGTGTAACGTCCCGAAATTGCAGAATCAATATTTGGTCTTGAAATGATCATATAGCTGCTGATATCTTTAGAACTGTTCTTGGATGTTTCGGAGCCGTTTTATGCGAAACAGCTCCCCGTTATTGATGTTGAGTGAGCCGGGTTACTCCCGGCTTTTTTTCACCGCTGCCAACCAATAACCTGAAATAACCCCATTTTCGGGTGATACCAGCGAGTCCCTCGCGGTTCTGCTTCCTCCATAACCCGATAAAAAGCAGCCATAAACGGTTCCACAGCAACAATTGCGCGACGTGACAACAATCCGTCCGGCGTCATGAACTCATGTGTGTCTGTAGGAATTTGATAGGCGTTCACCAGATTGCAGCATTTATCATCTGACAAACCGGTTTTTGCTTTCAGTTGGCGATATCCGGCATAGCCCTCACGAATAGTGCCCTTTTTAATTTGCTCAACTGTTTCAGCAACGTGGATGACTTTTTCTTCCACCTGAGTGATCCGTTTCTGTTGGCGAACGGCTTCAAGAGCCATCGCGGCAACCATTTCGATTTCGCTCATTGGCTTACGGATCTGTTCTTCCAGTTCACGCCAGCGGTCTACCAAGCGGGCGGTGAATTCAGGGCAAATCTGCGCGACAACAATGATACTGTCGCGTTTGCCTTGTTCACCTTCGAATACGTAAGCAGCTACATTTCTTTTCAATCCTAAGTTGTTGATTATTTCGAAATTCGCCATTGGCGCACTTCGGATAACTCCCTTCCCCATGAGTCTTTCAATGCTGCGTTTAACATCTTTGTGTTGGCTGCCCACCAGCTCTGCAATCTCAACGCTGGTCATGGATGCTTTATCGTTAAAAATTGCGGTGTTCATCTGATTGCTCCTTGAGGATGACATTTCAGAACTCACGCCAAAACGTATTCATCGTGAATTACTGCTTGTGACAGTCAGTCTTTAATCTCTGGTAATACCGTTTGATTTTCGTAACGAATCAGGAATTCCATCTTCGGGATAAGGGTATAGATCAGGTCTTAACCCATGCGGAGTAACCTTCCATTCAACCAATTCACACACCCGTAAAACAAAACGAGAAGGAACGGAGTTTTTAGAAAACCACAGATTCACCGCTTGTGGCGTAACACCGATGTATCTCGCTATGGCGTTTTGAGGGATCAATTTACGCAACATGTCGTAATCATTCAGTTTTATCACAGCGCAGCTCCAACATTAACTTTACAAATCAAGAATACATCAAGAATAAATTAACATGCAAGTTTCAAAAGGATCGAATACACTAAAATCAAGTTAATATTTATGTGTATAAAGCTTCGACAGGAACTCACCATGAAGAATGTAAAAAGCACAGAAAATCGGATAGCAATGATGCTGAAAACGAAAGGCTGGAGTCAGGCTGAACTAGCCCGTAAGCTGGGTGTAAGCGCGCAATCAGTACAATACTGGACTACAGGAAAGACGTTTCCCAGAAGCGATAAACTTGCACAGCTATCAGTAATTAGTGGTTATCCACAATCCTGGTTTTTGGGTGAAGATGCCTCATCGACATTCTCTTCAGCTGAAAAACACCATACAAGAGAAGACAGCGTTGTGTTCAATGTACTGGATGTTGAATTCAGTTGCGGCGACGGAACTCATGTACGGGGAGATCTAATTGATGTAGTACGCTCAATAGAACTTGATCCTGAATATGCCCGCCGCCTGGTCGGTAACAGAGCATTCAAGAACATAGAAATCGGTAACGCCAGAGGGGACAGCATGGCCCCAACAATCTCCCCGGGAGACTTACTGTTTTTAGATAAAACAGTAACTTACTTTGACGGCGATGGCATTTATGCATTTTGCTTTGATGGCGAATGTTACGTCAAACGACTTCAAAAAATTGGAAGCAAGATCATGGTCTTATCAGACAATCCCAACTATCAGCCATGGAGCATCGAAAAAGAGGGAATGGCGCTGCTCTATATCCAGTCAAAAGTAATCTCATCTGTACCATTCAATATCAACAGATTTGGTTAGTTATTGATTTTAAATTAAATTATTGGTCATCCATCACAAAAAAATCAAGTTTATCAATTTTTAATTGACAGTCGTTTTCCTGACACATAATATCTCACCATCAATTATATATTGATTAACTTCAACTTAGAATTGCATGGTGATGATATGGAAGCCTTACAAACAACACCAAAAACATGTAGCCTCAATACTTACAACAAGGTTTTATGTGATGATTTAGATCTCGATTCTTTTGCATTAACCATCGCAAACCTGCTCAGTGCTGTTCGCACCTTCAACCTCCTAGATGATACGCGATTAAAAGAGGTTGGGTTTGATGTGCTAGAATTTACTCATGAATATGCTTTAGCGATCGCATCGACAAAACAACAACATTCTATCCGATCAGGCAACAAGATAGCCTGCATACGCACCAAACGTGAAGCCTGCGGCTTGACGACTACCGAACTAGCCAGACTACTCGATCTTGACGAAGAGATTATTCTGCAATGGGAGAGTGGAGAGTTCGAGCCAACCATCAGCATGCTTATCCCCCTGGCAAACGTCCTGGGATGCGATCCGCTTTCTCTACTAAGTGAAAAAAACAGCGAGTCAGCTATTCGTGTAAATACGACTGAAGTCCATGCGGAAAGTATTGGCGCACGCATCAAAAGCGCCCGTACAAAGCTGGGATTAACCGAATCTGATCTTGCCCGCATGATTCATACCTACAGTGACCCCATAAACGACTGGGAATGCGGCATCTGTGAAGTTCCTGCTGATCATATAGTACCACTGGCCAGTGCGCTTAATTGTGACCTGATGTGGTTGTTAACGGGAAAATCAGAAGCAAAGGAGCAGCAACAATGACTGGCAATATCCATGATAAGTATGAAGGCTTATGCCTGGCACCGGATTCCTTTGCAAACAATATCCATAATTTATTATGCGCAGTTATCGTATTACAAATGTCAGACAACGACGCAATAAAAAGAACAGGTGATGAAGTTCTTGAATTTGCACGTTGCTATGCTGAAGCAGCAGCTGAAAAAGAACTATCCAGTTAAATAGAACAAGTCATCTCCAGATACTATATTACGGCTTAATCGCCGGGGATTATCACACACTTAATCCACAGGAGGTTTTATTATGACTTTTATAAAACATAAGGCATCACACAAAACAGCCTGCCTTATTGCACAACACGGGAAAAATCACATGCATATTGCCTGCTTGTTTCTGCGTAAAGCATACGGGAGATAATAATGCATCAGAAAACAGCAGAACACGAACAAACCAGAGTATTGCTGACCATCAAAAACGGGAAAGTAATATTAATTCGTCATGTTCATGACGATGAATTTGTAGAAATCTTTCAACATTCCTGTTTATTGCAGAAAAGGCAGGATATGACGTTATTGCACCAGCAGATGAAGATGAGGAATAAATTTCATGCAATACGCTGAATTCCAGGCTGAAGCAACAGCCAATGGTATACAAACAGGCAGTATGACTATTGATTATCACGACGCCATACGCCGTCTGGATGCTGGAGAATTCGATACTCCTAATGTGCGAGGTTTACGTATCCTTCAGTGTCTCGCGCAAGCTGACGAAGCAGGATTACTGGGAAAACTTCCGGTTGAGATGAAGGTTGCCCAGTGGCGATGGTTGTATGTGACGACATTCATCAACGAAGAAGAAGACAAGAACGGCACAATTGATGTCCCGAATGAACACGGAACAACAGATCGCGCCGTAATATATAACGGGAAGCATGGGGTTATGACGATATATCCCGGCCCCATTCGGTTTGCCTTACAGCAGTATATTGAATGGAATTTAATTCAAAAATACGGCGAGGCAGAAGGAATGGGTAGAGCGCTGTTTCTTTATCAGAAAATGCTCATTACATACCCAGATAAAGGTTTCATTGTTTCAGACATGGGGCGAGAAGGGCTTGAACTCCTTCTGGATGAAATGATTAACGACCTGAATACTCATGGTATGCCAGAAGGCCAGTGACACATTAAATATTAAGAAGAATATAATTCTTCCGTTTTTTACTAACCATTTATATGAAAAACAACCGTGAATTAAGCAGAGTAAAACTGCTTTTAATCCTTGCCACAGTACTGACAATAACAGAAATCATTATTCTCTTTATTGCGCTGTCTGTCAGTTAAAAATATCGGGATACCACATACCAATGAGACTGTATTTCACAATAGTAATTTTACTGGCAATTATCGCATGCATTTACGGATTACTCGTTCCGTTCCTTATATCCATGAAGGATACGATAGCAGTTACTTCTGGCTTTGCACTGGCGTTTCTGACCCCGCCCTGCATTTATGCCATTTACAAGGGTCTTTCTTTCACTAAGGATAAAAAATGAAAAAAATTATTTTTGCTTTAGCCATTGTTCTGCCGACCATTGGCCTTGTCGGCTGCGATCGCGTTGAACCCGGTAATGTTGGCATCAAAGTAAATAAACTGGGCGACGATAAAGGCGTCGGTGAGGTGGTCGGTGTTGGTCGCTACTGGACTGGCTGGAATACTGAAGTTTACATCTTCCCAACCTTCAAACAAATGAAGACCTACGATGAGCCGTTCAGCTTCCAGATGAGTGACGGCACAACCATCGGCTATCACATCGGTGTTGCCTACAAAGTTGATCCATCCAAAGTTACCACGGTGTTTCAGACCTACCGCAAAGGCGTGGATGACATTACCGCCACTGACCTGCGCCAGAAGATCGCCGACGCACTCAATCGACTGGCCAGCAAAATGACCACCGACAAATTTATCGACGGCGGCAAGTCTGAACTACTGGATGCCGCACTTAAAGACATTCAGGAAGAGATGACCCCCATCGGCGTTCAGGTAATGAGCCTCTCTTATGTAGGTAAACCGGAATACCCGCCAACCGTTATCGACAGCATTAACGCCAAAGTCACGGCAAACCAGAAAACCCTGCAGCGCGAACAGGAAGTCAAGCAACGTGAAGCGGAGGCCAACATGCTGCGTGCAGAAGCTGCCGGACAGGCTGATGCCATTCGAACAAAAGCCCTGGCAGAAGCCGATGCCATTCGTTTACGCGGCGAAGCTCTGCGCCAGAACCCTGGCGTCATGGAGCTGGAAGCCATCAACAAGTGGAACGGTACACTGCCGCAATACATGACCAGTGGTGCCAATACACCATTTATCCAGATTAAATAACTTACACGCCCGGCAAACCGCCGGGTTAATGGAAAATCAGATGAACAACCAGAATACTCAACCGCAAATAATGAACTATGACCCGAATCTGACGTCGTGCGGACGCATGGCAAAACAAACCGTTCGATTAACTTTCGGACTATGGGAATACCGCGAAACATTCGAAGTTACTGTCGGCGGCAATCTGACCGGACTGGATGTTATCAATTGCGCTATTGAAAGCCTGTACGCAACGCTGCCTTATGAAGAAGTCCTGGATGAGCGCACAGGGAAAACGGATATCATGGCCACCATTAATATTGGCGAACTGATATGCCAGGATGAAGACCTGTCCGGGGAACTCTGGCTTGCCGGGATGCTTATCTCAGCAGAAATTATCAGCATTGAACCCGCTACAAACATACGGCTCTGAAGTTCTCACTATTCAGAGAGCAGGAGAAAAAATGTTCGCTCTGATTAATCAGGGACAACTGTATACCGACAGTGCCGGTTACCCGGTAAAAATTGTTCGCTGCATAAACAACACCGTGTTGTACAGAAGATGTGAAGCGAATGTTTGAAGTGTGGTGCCACTGCCGTGGATGAAAGTTTTATGAGGTTGGCATGCAGACAATCATCTATCAGATAACCCCCAGCAAATGGTGTACGGAGAGAGTCCTCATTGCATCAACAGGGCTAAAGCCTGGCACCATCGAGCGAGCCAGAAGAAAGTCATGGATGCAGGGAAAAGAATACCGCCATTACGCTGTAGAAGGTGATCCGGGGCATTACAGTGAATGCCTGTACAACATCGAAGAAATTATGCGATGGATCGAAAACCAGAAACAACCAGGTGCCAAAAATGCAAGTTCCGGTTAACCTGTTAATGCTCCTGGACGTCTGGGAGGTTTTATGAGTAACGCATCATACCCGACAGGCGTTGAAAACCATGGAGGATCACTCCGTATATGGTTTCACTATAATGGCAAACGTGTCAGAGAAAACCTCGGTGTTCCTGACACCGCCAAAAACCGGAAGATCGCTGGTGAGCTTCGCACTTCTGTTTGTTTTGCAATCAGAATGGGGAGTTTCGACTACGCCGCGCAGTTCCCTAATTCCCCTAACCTGAAACACTTTGGTCTGGGAAAAAGAGAGATAACCGTTAAGGCACTTTCGGAAAAATGGTTGGACCTTAAGAAAATTGAGATAGGAAGTAATGCATTCAGTCGGTATCAATCCGTGGTGAGAAACATGCTTCCTCGCATAGGGGAAAAACGTCTTGCTTCGTCGGTAACAAAGGAAGATTTACTGTTTATCAGGAAAGATTTATTGACCGGGTATCATAATCTTTCTAACGGAAAAACAACGCCGATTAAAGGGAGGTCAGTAGTTACGGTTAATTACTACATGACGACAATTGCAGGAATGTTTCAATTTGCGGCTGATAACGGCTATATCGTGTCAAACCCATTTAACGGCCTGACACCATTAAAGAGATCCAGAACAGAACCAGATCCGCTCACACGTGACGAATTTATTCGTTTTATTGATGCCTGTCACCATCAACAAACAAAAAACCTGTGGTCCTTAGCAGTATACACAGGCATTCGTCACGGTGAGCTAATATCTCTCGCCTGGGAGGATATTGATTTAAAAGCTAAAACAATGACTATCCGTCGTAATTATACAAAACTCGGGGAGTTCACTCTACCAAAAACAGAAGCGGGAACTGATCGTGTTATTCATCTTGTTCAACCAGCTGTTGATGCCCTGAAAAGCCAGGCTGAAATGACAAGACTTGGCCCTCAGTATCAAATTGACGTCAAGCTTCGGGAGTTCGGTCGCACCGCACGCCATGAATGCACGTTTGTTTTTAATCCGCAACTGGTAAAAAAATGCCAGCAAGTCGGTCACCACTATAAAGCAGATTCCATCAGAGATTCCTGGGCATCTGCATTAAGGCGAGCAGGACTGCGGCACAGAAAAGCCTATCAGTCTAGGCATACTTATGCCTGCTGGGCATTATCGGCAGGAGCGAATCCAAGCTTCATAGCAAACCAAATGGGCCATGCAAATGCACAAATGGTATTCAACGTTTACGGAGCATGGATGAAAGATAACAATATCGGGCAAATAGAACTACTCAATAAGCAGTTGACGGAGAGTGTCCCATACATGCCCCATAGAGCCAGACTCTGAAATAATATCTTTAAATATCAGTTGTTTTAGTGGTAGTTGCCGTCACATTAACTGC